TATTCAACGTCACCGACCCCTGTATCCAGCACGCGGTCAAGAAGTTGCTGGTCGCTGGTGGGCGCGGTGCGGGTAAGGACATATCCCGCGATATCCAGGAAGCGATTGACAGCTTGCAACGCTTCCAGGAAATGCGTGCCGAGGACGTTGCACCGAACAAGAAACTTGACGAGCAATGCACCGTCGGAAGGGACAGGCACCAGCCATGAGCCCTGAGTTTATTGCAAAGGTAAGAAAGGACTTTAAGGCTTCTGGACTTCCAGAGTACGAATGGCAAACTTATCTGAAGGGTTACCTAGCCTGCCTTAAACGCTTTGGAGGCGCATCGTGAATCAGTCTAAAGCAATGTCGTTCGTTGAAGCGATAACGAACACTCTTGTCGGGCTTGCACTTGCGTTCGCAGTCAATGCGGCGCTTATGCACTGGACAGGTGTGACAGCCACCGCGATGCAGAACTTCCTGATTGTTGCGGGTCACACTGTGGTCAGCGTGCTGCGCTCGTATGTGATCCGCCGCATGTTCAATGGCGCGTGGCGTGCAAGGTGTGCAGAAGCGTATCCCGCCAGCATTCACCCCCGAACACTGGTCACGTGAGTTTCTTCTACGATAAGGGTGCCTACTTGGTGGAACGGTATGCACTGCTGAGGCAGGAGCTTGAGCGACGCGGTATCAACTTCAACCGCGACTCGGAACTTGACCCGGACGGAACCGTGCTTGCGACGCCTCGGTGTGGTCACTACACTGCAACACCTGAAGCACTTCGTATCATTCGAACGCGCATCGCTGAGAAGATTGCGCTCAAGCCTAGCTGGTATCGTTATGAAGGGAAACCAACAGGATGACAGGATTTGAAATCGCATTGACATGCCTAGCTCTCAACGTGTTTAAGGAAGCACGCGGGGAGCCTGTAGCGGGCCAGCACGCCGTGGCACTGGTGACGCTCAATAGGGTATATCGGAACGGTCTCGATAGAGACGTGTGCGACGTTGTATTCGAGCCCAAGCAATTCAGCTGGACTGTGACAGACTCGGAGCGCGGTGTGTTGCACCGTCACAAGCGTCCGGATTGGAACAGTGTAGAATGGAAGCGTGCAGAGCAGTCCGCACGTGAGGCGCTTTACATGGAAGACTTCACAGGTGGCGCCACGCACTATCACGAGGTCAAGTCCAAACCGATATGGCGTCGAAAGATGCAGTATGTCGGTCAATGGGGAAATCATTACTTTTATCGAGGTGAATATGGGTATCAATATCAGGCAGAAGGGGCAGGAAGGGGAGCGCGAGATTCAGCGTGTGCTGGAGCCGATCGTTCGCAAGGTGCTGGAACGCAACGGGATCCCGCTCCCGGAAAAGGCTATCATCCAGCGCAACCAGAATCAGAGCGCAGTTGGTGGCAGTGACTTGTCGAATACTTTTGGCCTGTGCATCGAAGTGAAGCGTCAGGAAGCACTGTCGATCGGTACATGGTGGGCACAGTGCATCGCGGCTGCAAAGGATAACAACGAATGGCCTGTGCTGCTGTACCGGCAGAACGGCAAGAAGTGGCGCTGTGTGACGCTGGTGTGGTTGCACTTGCCCGCGGGGGCCCAGAGGCAGGCCCGGGCAGAGTTCGACATGGACACCTTCCTGGCATGGTTCGAGGAATGGGTTGAGCGCAAGGTGCAGCAGGGTGAAGTTCCAAGAGTCTGAGGTCTGCTGGTTGTTAGATTGAAGGGAGCTCCGCTATACTCCGATTGAATTAACATCTATTGGAGTATGGCGTGAGCGAATTGGCGGATACCCTGACAAAGCAGGAGAAGGCATTGCGCCAACGCTTTGTCGCGGAATACTTGGCTGACTACGATGCGTTCGCAGCAGCCATTCGCCTTGGCTACCAAGAAGCATTCGCGCAACAGTACGCCAAGCAGTTCCTCACCGAACCCTATACGCTGAAGCTCATTAAAGAGAAGGAAGCGGAGTTCGGTATCCTCACGGAGGAAGACCAGCATCGCAAGAAGATTGTGTCGGGTCTGTACCGTGAAGCACACAGCAGGTTCAACAGCGGCTCGGCTCGTGTTGCTGCGCTCACACAGCTGGCCAAGATCATTGGAATCGAGGCACCAGTCAAGACGCAACAGGTGCTCCCGAAGATTGGCAACACCGATCTGTCCAAGCTGACTGACGAGGAACTTGCCAAGCTCGAAGAAATGATGGGCAAGGCCAATGCAGCTTCCTGACATTGTCGAGATTGAGAAAGAACGCGCCAAGCGGTCATTCGGTTACTTCGTTCGGAAGGGTTGGCATGTACTGGAGCCCGCATCTCAGCTGAAATGGGGCTGGTCGCTCAATGCTATTTGCGAACACTTGGAAGCGGTCAGCAGGGGTGAGATCCTACGCTTGCTAATGAACGTGCCTCCGGGCTGCATGAAGTCGCTTCTGACTGGTGTGTTCTTCCCTGCCTGGGAATGGGGCCCACAAGAGAAGCCTGGCATGAGGTATCTGGGCACAGCGCACAAGCAAGATCTGGCGGTGCGTGATAACCTGAAGTGTCGTCGCTTGATTCAGTCTGCATGGTATCAAGACCGCTGGCCCATCAAGCTGACAGGCGACCAGAACGCCAAGACTAAGTTCGAGAACGATAGCACTGGCTTCCGTGAGGCGATGGCATTCGCATCCATGACAGGTTCGCGGGGCGATCGCGTACTGCTGGACGACCCCTTGTCCGTTGATCATGCGAACAGTGACGCTGACCTCAAGTCCGCTGAAATCACCTTCACGGAAGCACTGCCCACGCGGGTGAATAACGACGAGTCAGCTATTGTGGTCATCATGCAGCGGCTCAACGAAAAGGACACGTCGGGCATCATCATCAAGCGCGAGCTCGGTTACACACATCTCTGCCTGCCCATGCGCTTTGAGGAAGAACGACGCTGCATTACCAGCATCGGCTTCCGTGATCCACGCGAACACGACGGCGAACTGCTATTCCCTGAACGGTTCCCCGAAGAAACTGTCCGCAGCCTGGAAAAGACGATGGGCAGCTACGCGGCAGCAGGCCAGCTTCAGCAGCGCCCGGCTCCACGTGAGGGCGGCATGTTTAAGAAGGCATGGTTCCCGATTGTGCGGGCTGTACCAGCGGGCACCAAGTTCGTTCGGGGTTGGGACTTAGCTGCAACCGAAGGGGCTGGTGACTGGACTGCTGGCGTTAAGATCGGACGTCAAAAGAACGGTCGATTTATCATCGCCAACGTCGTGCGCGACCGCAAGTCCGCAGCAGGGGTGGAGCGCCTGCTGGTCAATACCGCAAGCCAGGACGGTTACACGACGGAAATATCCCTACCACAAGATCCAGGGCAAGCGGGGAAGCAGCAGGCGTCATACTACATCGGGAAGCTCGCCGGTTACACTGCCCACGCTACAACTGAGTCTGGCGATAAGGAAACCCGAGCCAACCCGCTGTCCGCACAAGCTGAAGCAGGCAATGTGGATATCCTGGAAGGTGACTGGAATGACGCATTCCTTGATGAATTGTGTGTGTTCCCGAACGGGGAGCACGACGACCAAGTTGATGGAGCCTCACGCGCCTTCAACACGTTGGCACTAGGCAGTCAATTTGATCTGGAAGCAATGACTTGATGAGGGTACTATGAGCGAACAACAGGCACCAGCCACACGGGACGACGGCCCGTATGAAAACGTCTTTCTGAACGTCGGCACCAAGAACGACCGCACTGCATACACACGGGCAGTGTCGCCCCGCCTGCTGCAATATGGCGAGCTGGAGGGCTTGTACGAGGGTGACGGCTTTGCACGTCGCATCGTTGATCTACCTTCCGAGGAAATGGTGCGAGCTGGTTACTGCATCGAGGGCGTTGAAGACGACGGTGACGCACTTGCCGAGCTTGAGAACATTGGTGCCCAGGAGAAGCTCTGTGACGCGCTCCGCTGGAGTGCGCTTTATGGCGGCTCCATTGTGGTCATGCTGATCAACGACGGTGGAATGCTGGAAGAACCGCTCAACGTGGAGAACGCGAAGGCGCTGGAGCAGTTGCGCGTCTATGACCGCTGGCAGGTCACACATCACCAGAAGTACCTTGACCCAAACGACATGCGCTTCGGCAAGACTCAGCTCTACATGGTGTCACCCATCGAGGGAACACCGTATGTCGTGCATGAATCGCGCTGCCTTGTGTTTGACGGAACCCCTGTACCTGACCGCATTCGCGAACGGAATGACGGATGGGGCGCCAGCAAGCTGCAACAGTGCTATGACCAGCTGACGCGCTTTGGCATGTCGCACTATTGGGCGAACCAGTTGCTCGAACGTGCCCAGCAGGCCATCCATGGTATTCCGGACCTGACAACCCTGCTCCGCAGCCCTGGCGGGGAAGCACTGGTCAAGAAGCGTGTCGATCTGGTGGATATGACCCGTTCGATCAATAACACGATCGTCATTGACGCGGTTGAAACCTACGACCTCAAGAGCACTGCGCTTTCGGGCGTTGCAGACATTGTGGATCGCCTGGGGCTCGCTTTGAGTGCTGTCACCGGCATACCTGAGTCCCTGCTCTTTGGCCGGCAGCAGAAAGGCCTGGGGGATAATGGTCAAGGTGATCTGGAAAACTGGTACGCTAAGATCGGGCGGGACCAGAACACCGTTCTTCTCCCTCAGCTCGACAAGCTGGTGACAGTGCAGCTTTACGTGATGGGTAAATACACCGACGACTATCTCATCAAATTCCACCCGCTGTCAGTTCCGTCCAAGAAGGAAACCGCTGAGACCGATTACAAGCGGGCACAGACTTTCGAAATCCTCAACAATATCGGGGCGCTGGACGCGAGCGAGATTCGCAAGATGCTTCCGGACGAGGGTTACGACATCGAGAACCCCGACGAACTTCCTGAGGGAACCGTCACCGCTGAGGAAGCTGCCAAAGAAGCGGCCGACTTAGCAGCACAGACCGCACTCGCAAAGGCTGCACCGAATGGCACAGAAAAAGACATTCAACAACCCTGACAGTCAAGAGCGCGAATACACGCGCCTTCTGCTGCGCTACTCGAAGCAGTTGCAGGCGGATGTGAATAGCGTTCTTGTTCCGCGTCTTGACGACATTGTGCTCCAGTACAAGGTTGAGTCGCGGTCGGATAGCTGGATAGACACGCTCGACGCGCTGATGGCGGAGCTTGCACGACTGGCCTTGACTGCGCTAGGCAGTGTGGTCACCAAGCTGCCTGGAATGTTCAGTGCAGTCAGCAAGTTCAACGAGGGTCAGTTCAAGCTGGTTGTGAAGGCGAACACTGGACTGCCACTGCCCCCTGTGATGCCCGGTGCGCCTTCGAGTTCCATTCTCGGCGTGAATGTATTCCGTAGCGAACCGTTCTTGAAACCGCTTGCGGAGGGATGGATCAGCGAGAATACCGCACTCATCAAATCCTTACCGACACGTCTCCACCCCGAGCTGGAGGGCATCATTCGGCGCGGTGTAATGAACGGGCAATCCGTCAAGGAACTCAAGGAACAAATCAAGGCCCGCTATGGTGTCAGCGATTACCGCGCCAAGCTCATTGCACAAGACCAGACTTTGAAGTTGAACGCTGACCTTACTCGCTACCGCCTGCAAAGTGTTGGCGTCAAAGAGTATGTATGGCGCAGCGTACAGGACAGCAGAGTGCGGCCTGAGCACGCTGATCGCAATGGCAAGACGTACTCCTGGGACAAGGGGCCCAGCAATGGGCAGCACCCGGGACAAGAGGTGCGGTGTCGCTGCCGCGCTGAGGCTGTATGGGACGACGAGCAGGAAGAATTGGCCTCCGAGGCTCCGGTGGCTCCAACAGGCAGGCCTGGAGGGGTCGCGGGCGCGGATGAACCCAAACCCGTCAGCGCAACGAGTGCCAAAGTTGCAGAGCGGGTCAACAACTCCGTTCTGTATCACGGGACGGGAAAACAATTTGACAAGTTTTCTCTCTCAAAATTGCATACCGGGGCGGACGAAGGGGCGGACAGTTGGTACGGGCACGGTATCTATCTTTCGGGTGAAAAATGGAAGGCCAGTTCGTACGCCTACGCCGCTGGTGCGTCAGGCCGTATTGTGAGCGCAAAGGCAGTCATTCGTAATCCGTTTGTGGTATCCGATACTTCAGCAAGTGCGCTGACAGATGCGTTGAAGGCTCTCGGGATAGACCCTTCTACGCCCCCATCCGCCTTGACAAAAAAACTGAAGGAAAGGGGATACGATTCCGTCGTGGTTCTGTCTGAACGCAAGGGGACCATCAACGAGGTCGTTCTGTTTAACGATAAGAGTGTTCAAATTGTGGGTTCTGAGGGATTGTGAAGAGGGTACTCCCTCAAAACATTGATGAGAAACCGGCTTTGCAATATGAATCAACCCCGTATATACTCCTGACCATGGAAGCGATCCGATATGACCGTACTGCAATCAAAGCCACTCGCACTGACGAGGGTTATCTCGTGGATACCCCGATCGTCGGGCGTGTTGGAATCCAACTCTACAAGAACGCTGACGGTACTGTTCGACGCGAATTGCGTCCGCCTGAGGAAGTCTTTAAGGCGGACTCGTTGGCCACATACTCCGGCAAGCCCATCACCGATGAGCACCCTGGCGAACCTGTTACAGCGAAGAACGCCAAGCGGCTTTCTGTTGGTGTAATGCAGGAAGCGGGGAAGCAGGACGGTGACAATGTGGTTGCACCAATTACCATCTTCGATCAGGAAATGATCGACAAAGTAATGAAGGGCGGCAAGCGCGAGCTGTCGCTAGGCTACAAGGTCGATCTTGAAGAGACGCCTGGCGTGTGGAACGGCCAGGAATATGATGCGGTCCAGCGTAACATCCGGGTCAATCATCTTGCAATCGTTCCGCGAGGTCGTGCGGGTAATGCACGCCTCAATCTTGATCGGCATGATGCCGTTTTATTCAACCCTGAAGAGGAAAATGCTATGCCTGAGAATCTGAGCCGTATTCGGCTGGATAGCGGCCTGGAATATCAGGCTGCTCCCGAGGTCGTTGTCGAAGTTGAAAAACTCCGCAATGACAAAGCCGAGCTGACCACGCATGTCGATGAGCTGCAAAAGCAACTCGACACCGTCGCTGCTGAACGCGACACCCTGAAATCGCAAGTGGAATCCACCGACAAGGTGCGCTCCGACGCTCTTGCTGCTGCCCTCGCTGAAGTCAAAGCGCGTGCCGAGCTGGACAAGGTCGCTGAAGCGTTCAAGGTCGATGGCGCTGGCAAGACTGACCGCGAGGTCAAGGAGCTGGTGATCAAATCCATGCGTACTGACGCTAACCTGACTGGCAAGTCGGAAGACTATGTCAATGCGGCGTTCGACCTCACGGTGTCCATGAAGAACGACGTCGCGATGGCCGCACAACGCCAAGCCGGTGCCCCCCGTAGCGACGGCAAGGACGACAAGTCCGAAGCTGGCAGCTACAAGGGCTTCATGTCTCAACTCGGTAACAAGGAGCAGAAATAATGCAAACCACAATCAGCCAATACGGCGCCGCGGCATTCAAGGGGATGCTGGACGGCATCGGTCCGCGTAGCGTCAGCAGCTTTGCCGCTGAAGAAGCGATCCCGGTAGCCTACCCCGTCAAGCTCGGCATCAACAAGGAAGCCGAAGTCCTCAAGGCCACCGCCGGCGCAGGTGTGGTCGGTTTCGCAATGCACGATTACGCTCGCGTCCAGGATTCCAGCGGTGTTGTGCAGTACGCGCAATATGAAACCGTCAGCGTCCTGAAAGCTGGTCGCATGTGGGTGGAAACGACCGATGCTGTGGTTGCTGGTGCTACCGCCAACCTCACCGTTGCAACTGGCAAGCTGACCGACGAAGCTGTCGCAGCGGGCATCGAAGCCTTCACGCAGATCAGTGTGAAGTTTGTAACTGGCACGACCGGAGCAGGTCTGGCCATCGTGGAGATCAAGTAACATGAACAAAGATCAGATGAAGTACGACGAAGCTGACCTCCGCGTCATCCAGAACACTGGTCGCTTCGATGCAAACGAGAGCCTCTTCTTCGCTCGCCAGCTGGAATTCGTCAAGTCGCAGACGTATGACATTAAGCGGGTCGCTCTTAGCGCCCTGACCCTGATGCCTGTCTCGACCGCGATTCCCGAAGGTGCAACGACCCACACCTATCGCCAGTTCGACAGCGTCGGCATGGCCAAGGTGATCGCCAACTACGCCAACGATCTGCCCCGCGCTGATGTGACCGGCAAGGAATTCACCAATCCGATTCGTTCGATTGGTAACGCCTACGGCTACAACGTGCAGGAAATCCGCTCGGCCATGTTTGCCGGTGTCAATCTGAACGGCAAGAAGGCGATGGCTGCAACTCGCGCACACCAAGAAAAGATCAACCGGCTGGCATTCGCTGGTAACCCTGGTCACGGTCTGCCGGGCCTGCTGTCCAACCCCAACATCCCGGAAGTGACTCTGGCTGCTGATGGTACTGGTGCGTCCAAGACCTTCGCTACCAAGACGGCTGACAAGATCGTTCGTGACGTCAATGCGCTGATCAACAAGGTGATCACTCAGTCCAAGGGTGTGCATCGCGTGAATCAAGTGTGGTTGCCGATCGAGCGGTACGCCCTGATCGCTACCACGCAGAATAGCACGGCCAGCGACACGACCATCCTGGAGTTCTTGCAGAAGAACCATCCGGGCGTCGAGTTCAAGCAGGTTGTCGAAATGGACGCTGCTGGCGCAGGCGGTGCAGACCGTATGTACGCCATGGAAAACTCCATGGAAAACTGGCAGCTTGAGATTCCGATGATGATCAAGCAGTACAGCCCGCAGCAGAAGGGTCTGGAGTTCGAAGTGCCGGTCGAGAGCCGCTTCGCTGGTGTGATCATTGAGTATCCGCTGGCCTTTGCGTTCGCAGACGGTATCTAAGTAAAATAGAGGGGCTGGTTCGCCAGTCCCTCTATTAACTTCAGGAGAATCAAATGAAAGTCAAGAACGTATCCGCACGCCTGCATCACGTGGGCAATGTTTCCATCGCTCCGGGCGAGGAAAAGGACATCCCGAAAGGCTACGAGACCGCCATCAACAAGGACGAACTCGTTGAAGTGAAAGCTGCTGCACCTGCTCCGGCTGCGAAGCCCGCTGCTCCGGCTGCGAAGCCCGCTGCTCCGAAGCTCGGTGCTCCGGTTCCTCCGCCTGCACCTGCTGCACCTGCTCCGGCTGCTGAGTAATGACCGAGCTCGAGTATTTCCGGCTCCTGGCGGCAGAGTTTGCCAGCGTCGATGACGCAACGGTAGAACGCTGGCTGTCAGTTGCTGGAAACCTCGTTAATGTTGGCACCTTGGATGCCGAGCGTGCAGCGATGGCGCGGGCGCTGTACGCGGCGCACTTGCTGTCCCTTAGCACACGCTCGGGCCAAGGTGGCGCCGCGGCCCTGGGGCCCGTTACCAGCGAGAAGGAAGGGGATCTGCAACGTAGTTATGGCGGGCTGAAGGGTGGCGACACCATTTTAGGCTCGACAACCTACGGTCAGCAGTACCTTGACGTCACGCGGGCGTGCTTTGGTTCCGCGGTTATGACTCGGGGCAGTTCGTAATGGCGGCCGTCAAGGATATCGACCGTGGCTGGAACAACATCGTCCGTGAGCTTGAGAAAGCCAAGGGGATGGAAGTTGCGGTCGGTATTCTTGAGGGTTCCCAGAACGAAGGCGAAAGCATTGCCGAATATGCAACCTACAACGAGTTCGGGACCGATAACATTCCGTCCCGTCCGTTCATGGCTACGTCGTTCGACGAGAACGTGGCAGAAATCAATTCCGACTTCAAGCGCCAGGCTGACGCCATGGTGCAAGGTAAGTGCACAGCGAACGAAGCACTGACCGTGATCGGTCAGAAGCACGCTAGGCGCATCCAAACAACGATCACGGGGCGGAACTTCCTTCCCCGCTTGGCACCGAGCACCATTGCTGCCAAGAAAGGTTCTACGAAGACGCTGGTGGATACAGGCGCAATGGCGAACGCTGTGCATATCAGCATTCGGGGGCGCCGTCCATGAGCAGCTTCCGCAAACAGAAAGACGTCCTCCGCGAAGCGGTGGGCGCTTACACGAACGGCAACTGGAGCGCCGGCACCCGCACTGCATTGACCACAATGGCATCGGCGCAAGCTGTGGTCATGGGACAAGATCTGCACGCGCTGCCTGAGGGTCGCCACCTGTCCGACTTCGTTAAGTTCTACACCAGCGACCGACTCAAGGTGACTGCTGACGGTGAAGGTGTGCAGCCCGACATCATTATCCATGAGGGGTATGGCTATGAACTGGTCAGCATCTTTGCAAACCAGTCCGGGGTGATTAATCACTACAAGTACATCGGCGCGAAAGTGTTCAAATTCACAACGACGTCCGACTGGACGTCGGGCGCATTGAAGAGGCCGTAATGACCGTCAAGGCTACCCTCTACACACTGGTCAAGGCGCTCATTGGTGCGGAGACGCTTGTCTTCGCAGACCAGAACGCGCCCCGCCCTCCGCTGCCGTATTGGACCCTCCGCCTTGCTGCACAGCGAGCAGTTGGCGAGGACGCCTACAGTCAAGGGGTAGATGCCAACGGCGACCAGTTGATCAGCGGTGTGCGTGAGATCACCGTACAGGTGCAACGCTTCGGGCCGGACTCGGACGTAGCTTGTGCTGACTTGCGCGACAACCTGTCCCGCACGACTGTCAGCGAGACATGGCAGGTTCAAAAGATTGCGCTGTATGACGTGGGAGATGTGCTCAACGTCCCGTACAAGCTAGATAATTCGCAACTGGAACCCCGCGCCAGTGTGGATCTGTTTGTTCGGTTTGGCACGGAACTTCTGGACCGTGTGGGCTGGATCGACACCGTGGAAATGGATGCAGGATACGTCACCAATCAGACTCAAGGGTTTGATGATCCGAATCCGGATCTGGCGGAAGTCATCACGGTTGTGTTATAGTGGGCTTGATTTGATATAAGGAGTTTTCGATGGCAACCCTTGACGATATTGTTTCAGTACAAATCGCGCTCCAGACGACTGGTGTTGCGCGAGGCAACTTCGGAACTCCGATGATTGTCGGCCCGCTCATGACCTTCCCGGAACGTGTGCGTGTCTATACCAGCTACAACGCAGCATCGGAAGATGATCTGCCTCCGAACGTGCTGACTGCACTGTCCGACGCATTCGGTCAGATCCCGCGTCCCCGCCAGATCAAGGTCGGTCGCCGTGCGGTGCTGAAGGGTGTGATCGAAGTTGCAGACGTGATCGCGCTGGCTACCTACGCATTCACCGTCGGTTCGGATACCTACAGTTACACGGCTGACGGTACGCCTACGGCTGCTGAAATCGTTGCTGGCCTCGCTGCTGCTGTGCTTGCAGACACCAACGAGATCATCACCGCGACTGTGGTGGGCAATACGCTGGAAGTGGCTTGGACGGGTAACAACATCGATTCCATTGCGCTGCTGTCTCACCTGCAATGGGGAACGATTACCCCGCTGGCCGCTGGTTCCGCAGTTGCTGACGACCTTGACGCCATTGTTGATGAAGATCAATCATGGTACGGCTTGGTGATGGTCGAGCGCGTGAAGCAAACTCAGCTCGACGCTGCGGAATGGACCGAGGCAAACGACCGCCTGTTCATTACTGCAACGGACGAAGCGGATGTCCTCAACGCTGGTGTGGCAACCGACCTCTTGAGCGTGCTGAAGAACACCCGTTACTATCGCACGGCAGCTCTGTTCCATACCAATGCGGCAACGGAATATCCGGATGCAGCTTGGGCCGCTCGCG